GAGCAGAGTGGCTGGCCGTCGCCGCCGACTGAAGCATTATACGTCGTTGCCGTGTTGAGCACGTTGGCGCCGTAGATTTCTTTAGTCTGCTGGAACGACTCAATAAGGCCGAGGTTCGACGGCATGAACTGTGTCTTATACAGGTTGTCGTCGATTGCCTTACGGGTGATTGCGTAACCGAGAGCAATTTCAACGTGCTCTTGGTTGTAGATGTAACGCTCACCAGCCGAGTTATCAAAAGCGGTTTGGCCGCCTTCAGTCTTCAACTGAGCAAGACCCAAGAAGCGCATTTCCGCAGTGCGCTCAAGCGCCATTTTGGAATCATGCTTCGTGAAAATCTTGTCATACTGAGATGGAATCATCTCATATTTACCCTCAACCCCCCGGAGGCCCGGAAGGAGGAGGTCTTTAATGGCAGAGAGATTAACAGCCATTGGTCCTTACTCCTTATTAGACGCCCTGGAAGTTGCGCGTTACGACGTTGTTGAACATGACAACGGCCTGATCATAAGCCTGTCCGTTCGACAGCGTGCCCTGCACACCAGGAGGGTTGTTGATGATAGAAACAATCTTAAACGGATTGTTTTGGAGGTAGCTGCTCGTGTTAATTGTCGTCGTATCAAGATACGCAGTCGACAATCCATTAGCCGTGTTGCCGGTGCTGTTGGTGCCAGCGCCAGTGCCAATGTTGTAGTAGGCAAAGCCAATCGTGGAATTTACGTCGGAAAGCGCCAAGCCAGTTGCGTCTGACTGAACGACAAACTTAGCGTTAGGATCGTTGACGATGTAGCCTTCAACAGTCTGCGTTGAAGCGACGTCGCTGCCAACCCAGAAGTTCGACCACACGGTGCGCTTCTGAGACACTGACAGGTATTTGCAGCCAACAAAGATGCCGGCAATGCCAAGGGCGACTGGTGTAGCACCCGTAGCAGCAGCCTGTGCGACAGAGCCGTCGGCCTGCCACGTTACTGGGTCGCCAAAAAAGATATTGGTCGCATTGTAGTCAATAAGGACAGCGACTTGCTCATATGTCGGAGCAGAGCCGTTACCCTGATACTGACGAAATCCAAAGGGGCTGTTGGTGTTCGCCACGATGGTTCTCCCTTTTACAGGAGTTCCTTCATCGCGCACCGGGGCGATATACGGAACAAAAAAAAGTTAATGCCTCACGCCGAGGAGGCTCAGGCCATTTTTCAGGCTTAACATTATTATATATAAAATGATGGTAAACGTAAAGAGACCCCATTTAGGGGCCTCTATTGTCTTTATATCATTAATCCCTCGGCACAGGCATGGGCTCATATGACTTATTAATTTGAGGCCTAACCTTTGCGTGGTCTCGCGTCAATGTGCCATCTGGCGTGCCAGATAATTGCTCTTCCTTCGCCCGAACCTGCATTCTCGCCTTACGGATCTCTGCGGCCTTACGCTCGTCAATAATCTCCGTTGGGCACTCCATCAGAATGTTACCCTTGCGCGTGATAACACCGCTGTTTGTGTCGTGTGGCATCATTTCGGGGTGGCGGCTCGTTGGAACCGCTGTCCACCCAGAACGCGCAAGTTGAACTTGATACGCGGGGTCTTCGGCGCCATACACCGTGTGACGACGCCACATATACGTCCAGCCTTCAGGAATAATGCCTGGGTCGACATAAAACTCATCAGTCCCGTCAACAACCTCTCCAAGGTGTTCACGCAATTCAGCCGCACGTTGGCGAGCTCTCTCACGCGGGTCTGCGTCACGAATAGGTGGCCTCAGTGAAGAAACAACTTCAACTGGAGCCGTCTCTTCAACGACATCTGTTACATCGTCTTGAAGAACTGGCTCTGATTTGCTCTTCTGGAAAAGGCCCTTTGGCCGTCCGCGTCTAATATTAGATTCCATAATTATTGCCTTCCCATCTTGCCTTCATTGCGAAGGGCGATCATGTTTTTCGCGTATTCAGCCTCAGTCATCCCCATCATCTTTGCCGTGTCGGCCTGCTCCCTCGAAAGACGAATGACATTTGGTCTTTGATTGCCCCTAGAAACAGGAGCAGCAGGAGGAGGAACTTGACGGCGCGGAGAAGGAGCGGCGGCCTCAGACACAGGGTCAGTGTCGTCGCTTTTATTAAGGCCGAGGCGGTTCTCAATAAAAGAAAAATACTCGTCGCTATCGGGCGCAATGCCGTCATCAACAGCGTCCTCATGCGCCCTATACATGCGACGAATGGATCTTTCATCACGCAGGCTATCCCGATTTTCACGCAACCACGAAGCAGAACGTGGCGAAACATTCTGCGCCATTTGATCAATCGGGTCTACATAACGTGGCTGTTCAACTATTTTAGGCTGTTCACCGTCTTCAGTGTCTTTCATCTGACGCTTCATAGCCTTCTTGCCCTCTTTGAGGCGCTCAAGCTGACTATTATTCATAGAAATGGCTGAAACAATCTCCGCGGCCTTTGCAGAATCGCCAACACTAATGGCTTCAGCGTAGGCATTCTGAAGCGCCTTGTCTCTTTCCTTCACTGTCTCAATTGCATTGACGACAAGCTGGTATTGAGACTCAGACTTGTCCCCTTCAGCCCTTTCGGCACGCTCTCTGGCCGCCATAGCCTGCCGCTCGGCCTCTTCGGCGCGGCGCTTTTCTATCTCAAGGCGTCTTTTTAGCTCTTTAATTCCCTCTTCCGCCGAAAATTCTTTCTTTTCTTCGGCCTTTACATGCTTTTCATCGTTTTTTTCGACTTCAACAATTGGTTCGTCGTTCTTTTTTTCCTCTTTAGGGTCATCAAGAACAACTTCAACGTGATCATTTTCATCAGACATATAAATATCTCCTACCAAATCTGGTCTGGCGCCTGAATACGCGCCTTTACCTGTGTATCAGACAAAATTCGGCACAAAACGCCATTAACAGTCGCGCTCCAACCATCAGACGGACGAAAAACCACCCAGTCGTGATTATTAAACGAGACACCTTCAAACCATTCGCCAGTTTCGTCATTAAAGGCAGACGGCCCCATCTTTAAAATAAGCCCGACCTTTGACTGAAATCGGTCTTCGTCACGATATTTATCGCTCAAATATAGACCGCTCTTAGTCTTCTCAGGCCTAATATAGACGCCAACAAGAATTTGATTGTTGAAAATCTCAATGTCAGAGATATCGCCAATTTCATCTATTAACTTACCCTTTGGATCGTCTCCATGATCCATCTGCAATTGCTTCATTGTGCTTCCCTTCCATGAATATTACTGTCCGCCTCGTCCATGTATTCAATAGCCAAGCGCAGACCAGCAATTTTACCGCTAATGAAGCGGTATTCGTCAAAATCTTCAACCATTCCAAAGGACATGTTTTCTTTTAATCTCTCAATTTCAACATCTATCAATCGTCTTAGCTCTCTCTCAAAGAGCTGTGATACCGTAAATGTTCCCATGACCAGCTTCCACTCTGGCTTGCCTATGATTCTGCGAAAATCGGCAAGGTTTTTTCGCAGCCTTCCTCTTATAAGTGGGGGCGACTCTGAGGAAGGGGAAGAGCCGCCCCCGTCACAGCAATTACTTGCCGCGAACCTTCCCGCCAGCTCTGCGGGCAGGCGCATCCTTGTGTAGCTTTGCAATGTCCGTCTTTTGGAGGCGACCCTCACCAGAACCGGCGCCAGCTTCCATGTCCTTATATGACTTGGCGACTTTGGTAATACGGCCACCAGCCTTTCTTGCAGGCATCGGCACATTAGGTCCGGCGCCCACTCCCATGTCGGCTGGCATAGGAGCAGCCGCGGCGACAGGGAAATTTGGTAGCATCTTAGGCGCAATTGGAGGCGCAATTGGAGCAGAACCCAATCCCTTCGGCATCGTGTTGATGTCGATATGAATGTCTGTCTTGCCAGTCTTGCCGCCCTTGGCGTGTTTCATGCGCTTTAATGTCTCAGCGAGACGGGCGCGCTTGCCAAGCTTGCCACCCTTTTCGGCTGCCTTCTCAAGTTTCTTGGCAGGGATCTTTTCTCCGGCAGGGACGCCAAGTTGTTTATGCAACGCGCCCTTGTGTTTAATGGCCTTCTGAATCCACTTCTCCCCGGCCTTGCCGCCATCCTTACGGCCAAAGCGTGAGGCGCGCATGTCTGCGTCAGTATAGCTTTCTTCGCGGCGCAGTTGAGAAGGAGAAACCTGGGCCCTTGAGCTGTCTGAAGCAGAAGGCATAACCTTCAGGCCCTTCATGCGGACTTCTGAACCAATAGCCTCCTCTGGGCTTGGCAGGACGCGCTCCCCGTCGGCGTGCTTTGAGCGAACCTTGCCGCCCTTCTTATAATGCTCAGTCTTAGCGCGAACTGGCGTAATCTTTTCAGTGCCAATGCGGTCCTTTGTGTCTTTCTTAGACGCGGCGCTGGATAGGACTTTGCCGCCTTCGGCCTTCTTCATTTTACCGCCCCAGCAAGCCTTAGCCTTGCCGCCCTTCTTGAGGCCGCCAACGTGCTTTACGCCCTCGCGGTCTTTATTGGCCTCTTTCATATTCTTATTGGCCATGCCAATGCCAATTTCTTTTTCAACTTTGCCGCCGTCTTTGCGAGCAACGCGACCGCCCTTATTGTATTGGCGTGGCGAAATCGGGCGCATCCCTGTCTTTGCCTCACCATTCATGGGTTCAGCTGGCGACCAGTCGGAACTGTCAACGCGCTGGTCTTTTGCGTAGCTGCCTGGGTTGGCGAGAGACTTGGCCTTTGCCTTCATCTTTTCGCGTGATTTTTTGGCTAGTTCATACATTATTTCTCTCCGGCCGGATTAAACGGGGCGTCCCCCG